AGTCCATGATCTGCGAACCAGTCTTTGATGCTGAAAAAGTTGCACACTTGTTGCAACCGGTGGGAAAGGGCTATGACGTGATCGTCGCCATAGACGGAGAGCTCCACCTCTTCCAGTAGCTCGTCCGTTGTTAAATGCACTCCCTCATCCTCGCACACCTCGATAATGGCCGCCAAAAGCAGAAGCCAATTCTTAATCGAGTTGCGCGGAGAAGTCGTAGGGAGCCCTGACTTCATGCCAGTTTGGACATGGAGCAGAGTATTCGCCGCGAAATGATACGAGTGGTACGTGGACTTAGTCCACGCAAGACGAGCTAGAGCCTCCTTAGGGGTGGCCTTATACCAATAGTTCGTCTCCTCGTCCGCAACGCGCCCGAGCTGCTCAGAAGCGTTCCCGTCCCAGTTCTTGTGATCACCTGCGATCACATTTCCTCCGAACCGGTTCAGTCGCCTCCGAAGCTCGGTAGCGTCCGGACCCATCATGTCAATTCCAACAGCGATCTCATTTCCGACGGGGTCGTCCATTGCCGCCGCCATCCAACCTCCGTACAACGCGCGCCCTGTAAGCAATATATCGAGCGGCGCGATGTCAAAAGATCGGGTAGCGGCACGCTCCAGCTTAGCGAACTTGCGTCGTTCCATCTTCAGCGTTTCCACGAAGACGTACGGTGTAATTTCGCCACGCTGGAGTTCCTCCAGACGAAGATCGAAGTCCTTCTCAATCCTCTCCCCAAGATTAACTCCTTTGTAAATGCGATCAGAAAATGCGTAATGGTGTTTGTCAACACTCTGCTGCGCGTTCGTAACCTTGAAGTACGCCGTCTTGCCAGGACAGGACGGCGGCACCCAAAACTTGTACGGTACGCCGCAGGATGTCAACAGGTCGATGCGCTTGAGCATCGTGCCCGAAATGCCATTCAGTGTCTCATCCTTAGTTAAAATGCGCTTGAGATTCTTGCCAACACCCCACGTCGACATCTTACACCTCACCACAGCGGCAGCTCGTGCCAAAGAGCGAGGGTCGAACATCGGTGGGGGGTTCGTAAACTTGTCGAGAGAGAGAGACAGAACTTCCCTCCCAGCGGCCTTGATATCAGGATCGACAATGTCGTCCTTGATAGACATGACCGCGGGAGCTGTCTCGGGAGAGTAAAAAATGCCCATCGTTGGAAGTGGAACGATGGAGAGCTTTGGAATGACAGCAGGAG